AAAGTATTAAATAAACATTGGCCAGGTGTGCCAATCTATAAAGATCTAAAGGAGATAGGCAATGAACCAGAAAGAATTATTCAAGACTTCGACCTCATCTGCGGAGGCATCCCGTGCCAACCGTTCAGTGTTGCAGGCAAGAAAAAAGGCAAGGAAGATGACAGACACCTCTGGCCGTACATGTATGAAATTATTAAACACAAAAAACCCTCTTGGGTCATTGTCGAAAACGTTGGTGGCTTCGTCAATGTGGCACTCGATGATGTGTGTCTTGACTTGGAAACCCAAGGTTACGCCACGCAATCGTTTATTATTCCAGCTTGCAGTGTCGAAGCTCCCCACAGAAGAGACAGAATCTGGATCCTCGGAAAAAACTTGGAGAACCCCGGACGCGCATTGCGGCAGGGGAGGATCGAGCAAGGAGAGAATGCAGATGAAGTTGGACAAGGGGATGCCGATCAGCTTGAACGATCAGGTAGCACATCCAGATCTGATGTGGCCAACTCCCAACTCAAGGGATTGGAAGGACAGCATGGGGACAGTTCCTCCCAGCGTGGGCAAGACGAGGGGTCACTCTCTGGGACAGAAGGTAGCAGCGGAACAAATGAAGATGTTCCCAACTCCTCAACACTCAGATCATCTAGCGAATCAAAGCGAAACACTAGAAGCTTGGGAGAAAAGGGCGAAGAAAAAGAAAGAAGAAGGGATCAATCTTCAGTTCGCTCTGAGGCACGCAGTGCAGAAGGATCCGGGCAAGATGTTCCCAACTCCAACGACAATGGACTCGAAGGAGGACTCATTGAAGCATGCAACGAAGATGCTACAGGGCAAAACACACAGAGCATCAGGTCAACCGATACAAAAGACATTAGCAGACAGGATCATGATGGAGGAGATTCTCAAGAATCCAGAGCTGATGGAACTCTATCAAGATCATCAGATGGTGGAGAGACCTCATCTTCCAGAGCAGCAGAAGTTTGTGAAGTATCTAAGGAGTCAGACAACAATCAAGGAACTAGCAGAGAAGACGGACATCAAGAAGACAACAATAGAACATTGGTTCAGGAAGGACAAAGCAGGGTTCAGTCATCCGTCAATCGAGGATTGGGAAACAATCAAGCCTCACTTGAAGGATCTCAAGTACGACAAGGAGATGACAACTCTTCAGTCAATAGAATGGCAGAATCAAAAGATGTTCCCAACTCCAGCGGCCAGAGACTGGAAGGACACAGGGGAGAACACGGACTACGAGAAGCTAGCGAAGAAGAGCAAACTAGCAGGAGCAGTCAAGAGCAAGATGTATCCCACGCCAAGGAGCTCGATAGGAATGTCGATGACAATGGACACAGTGGTCAAGGCGATGGACAACAACGACAGGGGCTACAAGGGGAACTTGGAGGAGCGAGTAGCAATCGAGGAGAACATGTGGCTGACTCCAAGCGCAACGAACATATCGGAGAGGTCGGAGGAGGCCTTGGAGAAGAGGGAGAAGATGCGCAACAAGAGCGGCAGGAAGACAGTACCTCCGGGATCTCTAGCAGAACAAGTGCAGTACGGTTATCCGACAACGGACATGCGGCAGGAGAAGATGTGGCCAACACCGAACGCCTCGGACAACAGGGACAGGGGGAACATGAGCGACCCAGCAATACAGAGAAGGATAGCGAAAGGCAAGCAAGTGGGACTAACGATGGCAGTCAAGGACAAACCGGGCAAGGGCACACTGAACCCGGAGTGGGTGGAATGGTTGATGGGATATCCGCAAGGCTGGACGGACATCTCGGATTCGAGCGAGAGCCCAACATCCCAAGAGTAGCAACAGGCATCCCTGAACGCGTCAATCGACTCAAAGCATTGGGTAATTCTATTGTGCCTCAAGTCATATACAACATTGGCCTTGCTATCTTGGAAGAGGAGGAGAGAACAAATGTTGCTGATTAAATCAAGGGTTGCATGTATATTCATATGTATGTATGAATGCATGATCGATGTGTGTAAACGCCTGTGCAATGGCAAAAGGGCAAATTGCACATGCCCCTTGGTAGGGTGCACTCTTATGCGATTTAGGGGTCTGTGCGGTTGTGCAATTGCACATGCCTGCACATACGCACATGCGTCTCTGAAAGGTGCATGGTTGCAAGGGTGTGCAGCTGTGCGCATGTGCATCTCTATAGAGAACTATAGATGGGTAGCTAGACGCACCCAATCTTTGATAGAGATAGGTTCTCTAGAGATACAAAGGATAAACAAATTTTAAACAAAGATATAAGGTAGAATATTTGCATGAGTGAAGTTGAAAAAAAGAAATTAACGAAACGACAAGAGGCCTTCGTGGATCTCATGGTGTATCAGGATTATAAGCAGACGAAGTGTGCTCACTTGGCAGGGTATGAGAATCCAGGTGTGGCAGCAACGAGGTTGTTGAATCATAAAGAGTATACGCATGTGCAAGAAAAGATTAGATCTCTGAAAGCGATTCAGCGCAGGAAGAATGAGATTACTTTTGAGGGGATAGCAAGTAAGCTTGCAGACATTCGTGATGTGGCATTGGCGGATGGCTCATACGGTCCGGCTGTGACAGCAGAGATTGCTAGAGCGAAACTTGCTGGGCTTATGATTGATAAGAAGGAGCTGAAGATACATAAGATTGATAGCATGAGCCGGGATCAATTGGAGCTTAGGTTGAAGGAGCTGGTACAAGAACATCAGATTGTCTTAGGCCAGGCTGAGGTAGTAGAAGAGGAAGATGTTATTCTAGATCAGAAAAGTCTAGAGAATCATCTTGGCCAGGAGATTGTTGAAGAGGCGCTGCTTGACGATGAGGAAGATCCTTTAGAGGCTTCAGCTTCCCATCTTGAAGAAGACGATTCACTTGAAGACTAGCTTCGTCTAGTTTCTTTTGGCAGTATTGTTGAATCTTTATGCCTTGCTCGAAATCTGCGACTGCTGTCTCAAGATCTACATCAGATGATTCAAGCTTGGCAACGATGCGTTCAAGTTTAGCCAGTCCTTTTTCAAAACTCATATCAGTCTTCTGACTTACAACCAGAACCGCCGGGGAGTTGCTCGACATCGAACCAGCCACATGGATAATTTACACCGCTCATTTACCTTGCCCCCGGTATTTTTTACGCGTCTTGCGTTTGTTAGTGCCAGCACCTCTGCTCAATCTAGAATCACCGATAGATGTTTTCTTTTTGATGCTTTGTATTTTTTCTTTAACCCAAGTCTTGGCCATTGAATCCTCCACTTGCATCAGCTGTGATACTTTTTTGAATTATGTCTTTAAATATTTCTATCTCTGATTTTAGTTTATTGTTTTCCTCAAGCATGGCCGCTATGTCTACACCCTTAGACTTAGGTTGGCCAGGGTTTATAACTTCAAAGAATATTTTTTTATCTCTAACCTTGCGTTCAAACTCTGCAACCAAGTCATCTTGATCTAACATAATTGCATCTTGCATAAAGAACATTCCTTTAACTATGCATTTGTTCACTTGGTTGAGTTCCACATAATCACCAAGCCAATCAACACAAAGACTGTACAAGCAAGTGCTGTGTACATGATCGGTGCTGCCGGGGTGTTTCCTAACTCAATGAGACCTACTTCTGCTAAATCCACTAAGATATTCTCCATATACGATACATAGTTCCAGTTTCTTTTTTGAATGTGAACTTGCGATCTCTAAAGGTTGGCGTGTAAAAGTTTGGCCTGTATCTATAGACTTCTTTCTTTGTTAGATTGCCTATGCTATCGCCTATCTCTAATTGATCTAAGGCTTCACAAAAAGGTGAGTTGAATGTGCGAACTGGTACGTTCTTTTCTATTTTAAAATCCATGGTTTCTCCTAGTGTTTGTTTGGATTAATTTTGCTGCTGATATCAACGACCTTCCCCTCTGGAATAAAGTCAATGTCTAATTCAGTTGCGCTTTCAGGTAAGACTGCATTGAGTGGGACAATATCTGCTATGACAATTTGATCATAGTAATACTGCGCCCTAAAATTATCTGCGTCTTCTTTTGTGGGGAAAGGACCGAAGCCAGTTGTTTGTGGAATGTTGGTGTATGGATCTCCATACTTGATAACCAACACCCATTCACATCCCGGCATTCTATCTTCTTTTGGAGGTAGTTCACTCATTGTCTTCTCCCTCTGCTAATTTTCTAATGATGGCCTCTGCTGTAGCATTCTCACCTCTCAACATCAAATCAACAAGATCATCTTCTGAATGTGGACTTGGTATAGTTTCAGTTTTGCGATCTGACTTGAGATATTCAATAGCCCGGGAGTCATCGTTGTATATGGTTGTATGCTTTACATCTTCACCATTGTTTATTGTTTCTCCTAGACTAAACTTGATGCCCTTGCGCCAGTTGTCTAAGCGATTTCTTCTGCGTACTTGCTCTACTTTTTCTGTGTGTTGTGTCATGGTTTCTCCTGTCTCTCGACAATTAATATACACCTAATTACTATTTTCTTCAAACTCTTTGGCCGCTAGTTCTTGAGCTTCTTTATCTTCATAGCCCAGCTCAATGTACTTGTGATACAAAGACTCTAAAACGATTTGGTTTCTGTGATCGCTCATTTGGATTTGGGGTTATGAATAGAAAAGCCATGACCATTCAGCGGCTCAGGATCTTCTGAAGTTTCTAATGGATATTTAAATTCATGATGCGATCCTAGTTCTTCTTTGATTATTTTTTTAATCTTCTCTATGTCTTCAACGATCATCCTGTTTTCAGCTTTAAGTTCTGCGATCTCTAGTATGTGGCCAGGGACAGCAGCTTTATCATTGCTGTTAACAATTTTTGGATTAGCTAAAGGCGCAGATAATCTTGACGCTGGCTCAGTAATTTCTTTAACCCAGATTCTAAATACAGGTTTTAAATCAGATAGCCTTTGATTTTTAACATCTTCTTGCACATACATTTTTCTGGTTGTGAT